GGCATCTTCATAATGATAATCTATCCAATAATCTATGAAGACAGCTAAAGTAGTAGCTCCATATGTTCCTCCACCAGCACCAACAGCATAAAACATAAAAAATAAATTTTTAGTATTTGTAGTTGTTGAAGAATCATTAAAGACACAAGTCTTTGGCATCAAAGACGTAATATCAAGACGGTTCATAGCATTATAATTAAAATCATTATTAGCATGATATTGAACACCGGGACTACCACCAGTTCCTTGATTAATAGCAAACCCAAGTTTATGTGTCCATGATTTCTTAATAGTCCAATAATCAGTATTATAAACACTGATTAAATCTTTTAAAGTTCCTACAGGAGCGACACTACTAGAGCCAGATTGAAACAATTGATTAATATCTCCAGCAATAGGAGCAAATGATGGAGTATTTTTTACATACCCTAACATTAACCGAACCATAGAAGGTTGTGGATTAACATTACTTATAGCGTCATATGGTGCGGGGCGCAATATATAATTCAAATAAGTCTTACGTGTCTTAATTATATTACCGACACGAGCACCTTGTCCTACACCTTGAGCGATAGTCCAGAACGTATTTAAAGGAGCACATGGGAAAGCATTAAAATCTGGAGATTCATTAATATTTCCAAATGATAACTGACCTGGATTTATTTGAATACACTTATTCTCTATTTGAGAATGAATTGTTCTCTTAACATACTTCTTAACAGCAACAGATACACGTGACTTTTTTCCACCACGAACAGTAACACGTTTTTTTCTGTAAGCTTTTCTTACATTTGGACGTTTTTTAAAATATCTCATTTATATAAATGACATAGTTTTTATTTTATTTCTTGAACAGAAGTTATACGGCGTAGAATTTGATCCAATTCATTACCACACCAATAATGTTCTGGTGGAAACTCACAAGTTATGTAAATAAATGGACTATTTATCTGAACATAACTACCCTTAACTTGTCCTTGAAAAGAGTATCTATCAATTATCCTTAATAATGTGCGATAAGGTATTTTATTGTCAAAATCATCTATTATTATGGCTTCTTGTTGGGTATAATTATCCCACCAAGGAGTGCCATCTTTTATATAGTGAGATGGATGTGTATCTATACAATAACGTGTTTTACCAACACCGGCTAAACCCCAACGCCAAAAGACTTGAGGTATTTCCTTACGTGGTGTCATAACAGCATTAAACATTTTTTCAAATGAACGACTATAACGAACATAAAGTTCTGGATAATCAAACATCAGATCTTCTAAAGTAATATCTCCATTTTTTATCAAATCAGCAACTTCCTTAATATCAGTCCGTGTGCCTTGCCCAACACTAGGCTCTCCAACTTGATATAAGTTGGTATTGTCTTTACTACAATAATTTAAATTTTCTGTATCACTTCCAGATGCTACTATCAAATGAGCCCGTGGCAAGGTTTTTTTCATTACCGCTAGTGATAATGGAGATTCTAAAGATACATAAGCTTGAAGATGTTTTGTTTTCATAATACCAATTTCTTCACCACATATACCAAATTTTGCTTTTTTAAACAAAAGTTTAATAGCAAACCAATCACTTTCAGTGAAATTATTTATTGTGATACACCAAGAACGATGACGAGACATTTTATATATTATAAAAAGATAATTATTTTTATAATATTCCTTAATATTCTCTTTTATCAATGGACAAAAGTAGGGGGGTAATACTGACCCCCTACTTTATAGTGCTTTTTTTTAAGTTTTTTTAGTGCCTTTTTTTAAGTTATTTTATTAACGGCCGAGGTCATCACGCGGAAACCATCCGTCATAAAATTTTATACTCCGTCTTGTCTGTTGTGAGCAAGGGCGAGACGCAAAAGCGTCTCACAACGAGCCAAGCCGTCATATAAAATTCTAAACCATTGCTTTAGAATTTTATTATATAGTGCCTTTTTTTAAGTTTTTTTTTAGGCATCTTCATAATGATAATCTATCCAATAATCTATGAAGACAGCTAAAGTAGTA